GCCGTTTATTAATAACAAGAGGGGTTGTGGTCACCTCCCCGCCCACCTTAAAGGATTTCGGAGAGGTGATAATGTGTGCGCAGTCCTTCTATCACACTTCGTCGACGTAAGAGTCTATGTCTGATCGAACCGGACACAGGGGCTCAACACTCGAAGACAGCGTGACGTTGGTACAACTTGAAAACTGGAAAGAAAGAAAAGAAAAGCAAAGAACAGGAAAGAAACAAGAAAGACAGACTAGAACGTACCGGCATTTGGCAACGCACCGATATATGAAATCAGAACATCAACTTTAGAACAAGAGGCTGGAAGCGTTTGGGAATTGTTGTATTCGAGGTAGCAGTTGGCTGGACCAGAAGGCGCAAATAGTACAACGGTCGTAAGAGAAGCAGTTACACCGGTCAAACCGCCAGATCCAACGGAGGATTGGGCATTCCCTTCGAGGTAATTCTGGAGATCAAGACCTGTGCCGTTAGCTGTGGGGCCGTTTATAGTTTGCGCTGTGCTGGAACCATTCCATATGCATGTGATTTGGTAGAGACCTGGGGGTAGTTGGAAGGGCCTTTGGGCAGGGGGCGGCGCCGTAGTACCAAACAATGCCTGTGAGATAACACCAGACGACAACGAAAAGTAGATCCTTGATGCAGTAACGATAGGTGGGGCACCAATCGAAGACTGAAACAGGGTAACTCCTGTAGCGCCTGAGTTCCACAAGACGTTGGTGTTGGTGGCGACCGTAGTTCCCGTGGCGCCTTGGTGTGAAAACAAGATATCCGGTCCCGGGGAAGGAATGAGGGCATTAAGAAACCCAGGCTTACGCAAACGAATTTTGTATGTTATCCAAATTTGACCGAGAATGTCCCCGGCATACGGGACGCCCTGGGAACCAATAAACAGTGTACCGAGTTTGTACGTCTTTTGGTCTGCGTTAGCTGGGACCTGTCCACCTGGAGCGATGAACAGGTTCTTAAACACATTCTGAGACATATCGCACTCAATTGGCATCACTAGTTTATCGGATGGACGCCCTGTAACAGAGTACATTTCGTTAAGGACAGCAGTTTTGTTAACAGGGGCTAATTGGTCTGCATCATATTGGGTAACCATGAAGACCGATCCTAGGTTGTTGGTAGTAGAACTAATAGAAGAGAAGGCTTGTTGGGGCAGATACTCACCAATAATGCCTAATGGTTCCCATTCTTGAAAGTTCTGAGCTATCTGGGATAACCAAGGGAAGGTGGCAACAAGTGACGGATTGAGATCGAATTGTTGAACAGTGAAGTTGGTTGGCGAATTTGTTCCTGAAACGAGATCTCCTAGGTACTCTCTATGGGTGATTATGACGCCGTCGGATGAAGAGGCAAAGTTAGCCGGCTCCTGACTAGTAAGTAAAACATTACGACGAATGCGGTACTTACCAAGGCCAGCCCATTGCGATACACCCGCTCCAACGTCCCACCCTGCTTTAGCACCCGCGAAAGGCGATCCCATGAGGAGTCCGCCTGCTCCACCGACAACTGCTCCGAGTGCTCGTAAGACTCCGCCAGGTACGCCTTGAGACGCCTTGGCGACCTGTTTTATATAAAACTTCTCGTTTGCTGCTAGATGCTCGTGTGCGGTCGGTTTAGCTCGTAAATGTTGGGGTTTTGGGGGAACAGGTGGTGGTTTAGGTTTTTGCGCTTTTCCCTTTTGTTTTTGGTTTTGTGTTTTTTGATTGTTTTTGTTTGTCATACTGTTTTTTACGTGGAAGCGGTAATTGACTAAACTACCAAGTTTTCAAGCTGTGATTATCTTAAACCACATAAAGTTATTCTATGTAGTGGGACCATGGGACCTGGTCAACCACTTCCACTGGGGGCAATTGGCTAGCCCGCAAACGGTCACTAACCTCGCCCCAAATGGTCGGTTCCAACCCAGAAAACTCATGGTACCAAGATAGGTCACAATGCGCGGGTCCGGCGGCCTTAAATAGGTTCTTACGTATACGGTATTGCTGCTCCAACTTACTGGGTTTGTATCCAGACAGTTTGTCCACCCAAGCCTGACAGACTAACGCGGCCGGTGTGCCTGCATTCAGGGACAATTCACCGGTGGCCGTAGCCAATAGTCTTTCGTAGGTATCAGACTGCCCAAAATGCACGGAAGAGAATAAAGTGTCTAGCACCTTACTGGGTTTTCTCAACCATCTTTGGGACAAAGGGTCGATCCTGCTCTGGCACCAGTCGAGATGGTATGGGTCCTTCGATATGCCAACAATTTTGACGACATGTCCGAATGCGTTGAATTTATGAACAAGGTCGGTTACGGTCTTGAGGTGCTTCTGTTCCACAACAAGAATCACGTCTTCACCGTTAACCAGAGTTTCCTTGCTCAACTGCTCATAAACCGCATCGAACATTGCTTGGGCTTCGTCACTATTCCCCTTACTAGTGTCTTGTCTACCGCTCTCTGTCCTGCCTTCTATTCGGTAATACCCATCTTTCCACCCTAACTTCCCTGTGCACACCTGTTCCTTGTGCATCTGTTCTATGACTTCTTCGTCCCGGGTCATCTGGCAGTACTTAACAGTTCTAATGTGCTTGGATCTCTTAGTTTTGTGAGCGTCATATCTCCTAAAATCGAAGCTTATGCCTACTGGGCACTCAAATCTAGAGAACTTTGCAATCAAGAGCTTAGCTGCTTGATGTTGGTCCAGTCCGGAGCCAAGCCAGCGGTAGGTTTGTCCATCTCTAAAGTCCTGTGATATCTCACAAAGAGGTTTGATGAACGTGGCCATCACTGCCCTGGAGTCAATAGGGGTGGCTTGAATGAGTCTCGGAACGCCTTCATTAAACGGGTCAGGCTTGAGAATTAGACAATAACCTTCAGTCTTGACGAAGGGCTTGGTTTCTCCATGTCTCCTGTATTTTAGGCCGAGCTTATAAGCTAGAGCATAGGCAGTCCTCTGTGAACCTGAATAACACGACAAAACGCGTTCTGGGGTCCATGAGCTTACCACTCCAACAAAAGCTATCTGCCGATCAAAAAAGGCTGAGAAACACCTCCACAATCGAGCGAAATCAGGTTTTGTCTTATAGTTTTCATACAACACATGTGATTGCCATGCGGGGACAACCACTCTCTGCATTAGAGCCACATAGCGGTTGTGATGGCAGTCTCTATAGCAATAGCGCTCGCCGGCCCTTTGATATAGGTTTCTAAAACTAAAGGTAAATGCATTACGGCCCCAAGTCGGGCCGCTCTTATCTATAGGGTCGCCACACGGGCCGAGGGGTTTACTTGGTATAGTGAGTATGGGGGATGTTCTAATCAAGTGATTTGGGGAGTCCGATTCCCTCACATGAAAGTCCAACACCTCATTTATTCTATGTTTTAAGCAAATCCCTGCAACACGTGTGAAGCCTTCTAAAAAGGCTGCCCTATTATAGTTCTTTTGGTTCTAAGTCCGAACAACTGCTTTACACGTCCTCCAAATGTGGTAGGGAGGCCGCGCGCCATGCGCGAGACAATCTCGAGAGCATTAGCATAGGCGCCGTTGTTTTGGACAGCGAGGACCATGCGGTCATCCAACAAGGTGGCAGTGTCGTCTCCAGCCATCTGGAAGACCATTTGCACCGTCGCCAACAATGTGGTTGCCTCATTGTAGCCCTTAAGAGCGATATTTGGGACCTTCGCTCCCCAGAACCAATGCGCAGATCGATGTACGGGGTCACGTAGGACGTCACCCAAAGGAACAAGGATGATCGCCCAATGCCACATAGTTTCGACCATGCGACTGCCTCCGCGTGCATTAAACGACTTATAATAAGCCGAGTCCTGATACTTGCGGTAAGCGTTTGCAACGTGGTTCGTTTGTTTCCAATCACGGAAGCGCATCCACTCCCGAACTTTAGACAGGAAATTATCCAACACCAAAATAGTAATGTTTTCAATTGTATTCTTGGACGTCAAGATACGGAATGCTGTCACTTTGGAGTCTGGCAAAGACCAGAATGGCACTCCTTCCGACATATCCAAAGCCAATTGAGCATACTCTTCTTGCCCGATCACCGCTTTTGGTTCGACCTCTACGTGGGAGGCCGGCTCGGGAAACGGGTTTGGAGGGAATAAGTTTCTTGCCAAAGGAAGTTCCTGGGCCTCTTCCTCGGCGGTTCCGTCGGTGGATTGTGTCGAAGACACTGCACCTCTATTAGACGGTTCTCCGGGGGATTGGGGGTGGTATGTAGGGCTTGCATTAGCCCGGTCAAGTGGTCTACCGAGCTTGAAGTCCCAGGGCATACTATGATTGGTAGTTTTGGGTACTCGAACTGACACATAGTGCTTGGCCTTTCGCAAATGAGCATGTAGGGCGGCTTTAGAGTCAAACACGCCGTCGCAGCTCTTGCATGGCAGCTCTGTGTCATCCGGTTGCATTTCAGAC